ACACTTATAGAAAATTAGGCGGCGAAGTATTAGATATCGAATTGTCGGCCTCAAATGTTTATGCAGCTTATGAAGAAGCGTGTTTAGAGTATTCATATATAATTAATATACATCAATCAAAAAATATCTTGTCTGATGCTCTTGGGAACACAACAGGAACATTTGATCATCGTGGAGATGTAATTACAGGTCCCGAAGGTGTAAACTTAAAATACCCAAGATTCGAATTTGCGTATGCTCGTCGGGTTGCAGAGGGCTTATCTCAAGAAGCAGGCGTGGGAGGAGATAACACATTTTATTCTGCATCAATTGAAACAGTTCAAGCTCAACAAGAATATGATTTGCAAGATTTAATTGTTTCTGCATCGGTTAATAATTCTGATGCTGCCGGCAAAGGAAGTGTGCCATTCGCTGGATTATTGACAGATGGCAACGACAATGGTTATAAAAAGATTTTAGTTAGAAAAGTTTATTATAAAACGCCGCAAGCTATGTGGAGATTTTATGGATATTATGGTGGAATTGGTGTTGTTGGTAATTTAAATACATATGGCCAGTACTCTGATGATTCTACATTTGAATTAATACCATCATGGCAAAACAAGATGCAAGCCATGGCCTATGAAGATTCAATATATACAAGAATATCTCACTATTCGTATGATCTTAGAAACAATAAATTAAGACTATATCCAATTCCAGATTCGCATGCGCCAGAATATTTTTGGGTTGAATTTACAATTCAAGAAGACGCATGGGACGAAGAATCAGATAGAAGCTCGGGTCACGACGGTGTAAATAACATGAACACTTTGCCATTTGCAAACTTGCCTTATAAAAATATTAACAGTATCGGCAAGCAGTGGATTCGTCGCTTTGCACTGGCCCTAACAAAAGAAATGCTTGGGCAAGTGCGCGGCAAATTTGGGTCGATTCCGATACCCGGCAATGACTTGCAGCTCAACGCCTCAGATTTATTAAACCAAGCAAAAGATGAGCAAGATAAGTTGCGAGAAGAGCTTAAAACAATTCTAGATGAACTCACTTACAGCAAGCTTACTGAGACACAAAGTAATATTGTACAATCAGCCCAGCAAACCTTAGCAACCGTGCCAGTTGGAATGTTGGTTGGATAGGGGATAAAGAATGTCAAAGGAAGCAAACAAGTGGGATCAACCATCATCGCCCCCTCCTCCATTATTTGCCGGCGCAAAGGAAAGAGACTTTGTAAAACAAGTAAACGACGAGATTATTGAGCGTGTCGCTGGTCAGCAAGTGTTGTATTATGCGATTGATCTTGAAACGACGAATTATCATTCTATCTATGGAGAAGCCATCGAAAAGAGCTTTCTTCCTCCTCTTAGGGTGTACGCCCTCGTAGAATGGGAAGGTCTTCAGACTTCATCAAAACACTATGGTCTAGACAAAGAGGCGTCAATTGTGGTGCATTTTCATAAAAGGAGATTAACAGAGGATCAAGATCTTTTTGTTCGCGAAGGTGACTTTGTTTTATATGGAAAAACATATTATGAGATAGTTACATTACAAGAGCCAAGAGAAATATTTGGACAGGCCGATAGGCGAATAGAGATATCGGCAAAATGCGTTAAAGCACGCCAGGGGCTTTTCGATGCCACGTAAACAAGAAGACAATACATATACAGAGGCGGAAGACCCTTCGATTATTAAAGAAGAACTATTTCATGCCTCGACGCTAGAAAATATCGACGCATCTTTGTTTGAGTTTGTTAATGATAGGATGAACATTCACTCGACAACCAACAAAGGCTTCAAAAAGGTGCCTGTTATATGGACCTCTGCAGAGCGAGCATACCAGATTAAGCAAAATGAAGATCTTCGTGATTCTATGGGTGCGCATATATTGCCCGTGATATCAATTGAGCGAGGATCGACCACTAAAGATTTGCAAAGAAAAGGTGCTATTTTTGGAAATGTACCAGGCGCCGGTCGCTTAACAATTTCCAGAAGAATC